TATAATATGCGGTCTACCAACATGACAAAACGAAAACAACATTACGTTGATAACAAAAAGTTTCTGGAGGAGATAACAATTTATCGCCAGTCAGTTACTGAAGCAAAGATATTAGATAAAGAGAAGCCTAGGATAACCCATTACCTTGCCGAGTGTTTCCTAAAGATTGCTACTCATCTATCATACAAACCAAACTTTGTCAACTATATGTTCCGTGAGGATATGATATGTGATGGTATAGAAAATTGCTTGCAGTACATAGATAATTTTAACCCAGAGAAATCCTCAAATCCTTTTGCTTATTTTACACAGATAATCTATTACGCTTTTCTCAGACGTATTCAAAAAGAGAAAAAGCAGATGGAGATTAAAAATAAGATTCTTGAGAAGTCAGGTTATGATGAAGTAATGCATACTGATTCATATACTGGTGACATGCAAGGTATGAATGCATCCAAGTCTGATATGGGTAGCATCAAAGAAAATATTGAAATTAAAATGAACCGCTAATGGATGAAGATCATTTGCCCGAACATATCAATAATCTTTGGGAGGACATGGATCGTCTCAATGCATTATATGAAGAACTCATGTGGGAACATGATGTTGAATTAGAATTTAAAGCAGACTATGAAAACAATCGTATTATTATAAGACCTTATGAATGTCCTTGAAGTACAACTAGCAGTAGTACAAAAAATGAGAGAATTATATCCAGACACTAGAGCAGTATATGAAATTAACACAAGACGTTATAGACAAGATTCAAGAAGCCATGTTACACACCAAAATGAATGGTGATATGAATTGGTTGGATGGTGATGAAATTGATGTGTGTCTTGGTGGCACATTTGCTGGAGATAAGTTTATTGCAATTCACAACAGAACACGAAGCAACACTACTAAAAAATGAAATCATTGAAAACCCCTCTTCGTTATCCAGGCGGGAAGTCTCGTGCTATCACAAAGATGTCACGATTCTTACCAGAGATGAGTATGTATAGAGAGTATAGAGAACCGTTTCTTGGGGGTGGTTCTGTTGCTTTATACATGACAAGGTATCATCCTCACCTAGAAATTTGGGTTAATGATTTATATGAACCCTTAGCAAACTTTTGGCAAACTTTACAACATGAAGGTGATGAAATTACGACCAGGCTCAGAGCATTTAAGAAAGCATACCCCACCCCAGATAGAGCACGAGAACTTTTTTTGGAGAGTAAAGAACTGGTTAACGATGCAGGAGCCAGTCTCGTTACACGTGCTGTTAGTTTTTATATTGTTAATAAGTGTTCTTTCAGTGGTCTTACCGAATCGAGTTCCTTCTCAAAACAAGCCTCAGACAGTAACTTTAGTTTACGAGGCATAGAGAAACTACCAGAATATTCAGAATTGATACAGCATTGGACTATAACCAATCTAACATATGAAAGGATGGTAACTGATGATAAAAATATATTTACTTACTTTGATCCTCCTTATGAGATAGGTTCTAATTTATATGGTAAGAAGGGTGGGATGCATAAGTCTTTTGACCATGATGCTTTTGCTCAAGAATGTGATTTACATACTGGGCATACCATGATATCATATAATTCATCTCAGTTAATCAGAGACCGTTTTACCGATTGGATTCCAAATGAGTATGACCATACTTATACTATGAGATCTGTTGGTGACTACATGAAGAACCAACAAGAACGTAAAGAACTTGTGTTAACTAACTATGCCATATGATGATAGATATCCTCTTAAGGATTATCTGAACAGTATTAATTTCAATAAGGATAATCTTATGGAAGATGATCCTGGTTGGGAAAAGAACTATCCTCCCTATGTTATTAACAAATGCCTGTCACATCACATGGACACACTAGCATTTGCTAATGAGATGAATCGATATCCTAACTTGGATAAGAAATTACAATATTCTTTTTATCTAAATACAGTGAGACCGAAGAAGAGATTCTCTCCTTGGGGCAAAAAAGAAAAGGTGAAAGATCTTGACCTTGTGAAAAAATACTATGGTTATAGTAATGAAAAAGCGATTCAAGCCTTAAGGATCTTAACTCCAGACCAACTTAATTACATTAAAGAAAAACTGAATAAAGGAGGTAAGAGATGACTGAATTACAATGGACCAAAGATAATATGGTCGAGGTTCAATTAAAAGAACCTGATGACTTTCTTAAAGTAAGAGAGACATTAACTAGGATAGGTGTTGCTTCAAGAAAAGAAAAGAAGTTATATCAATCATGCCATATCCTTCATAAGAAAGGACAGTATTACATAGTACATTTTAAAGAACTATTTGCTTTAGATGGTAAGAAGGCAAATCTTTCCGACAATGATTTTCAAAGAAGAAATAGAATTATAAAACTTTTATCTGATTGGGGATTGGTGAATGTTGTAGATGAATCTGCTATAGTAGATGCAGCACCACTTAGTCAGATAAAAGTTATTGCATATAAAGAGAAGAGTGAATGGAACTTAGAATCCAAATATAATATTGGTAAGAAAAAGCAACCTACAAATGTATAAATAGGGCCAGTTGTTAAAGATATATGGCTGAAGAAATTTTAGATGATAAGGTAGAACAGGTAGAGGAGGAGAAAAAGAAGGGTGCTTTAGGTAAACTAAAGGATGCTATACTTCCAGATCCTGAAGAACAAGCTGCTATCATTAGTACATTTGTTCGTATTACCGTTCTTGCCTGGTCGGGTGGGATCTTGACTTTGAACTATGTTGCTATACCAGGTGTACCGCAACAGAAAATTGATCCGACATTCATAGCTTCAGTTTTTACAGGGGTTTTAGCTAGCTTCGGAATTCAGACGGCATCTAAAAAAGGTGACGGTACTATGAAGATGAATGGCAATGGTGGTGGTGCTAACGGTGGTCCTCCTCCTGTTACTGCTAAAGACATTGAGGCAATCATAGCAAAAGCTGGAACTGGTGGACCTGTTCAAACCATTAGAGTTGAGCAAGCACCTCTTAAAATCACTACTGACGACAAACCTTACAAATTATAGAGTCATGAAATTTAATTTTAATGCAATTGCTAATGCAATAAGTGTAGCATCAGGAGTAACACTCGCTGGTATCATAGGTGTAGGAACATACGTTTATGTAAACAAGGATGCTATCATTGAAGACATCAAGAAAGATGCTATTGAATCCATTACTGGTGGTTCTGCTATCGGTGGTGCTCTTACAGGAGACATTGGAAATCCTCAAGCATCTGCACCTGTACCTCAAGGTTCTAGTTTAGGTCTTCCTGTTCCTGGCGGATTCTAATGGATCTTCAAAAGCTTGCTTCTACTGGTACAGCAGTTGCTGTAGTAGGAACTGGTGCAATGGTCGGTGGCAATCATGTCATCGATCAACAAACTGGTGGGCCTGAAAGAAGGGAGTCTGAGAAGATAGAAATGATAAGACAGATAGTTGCAGAGGAAGTTTATTTGCAACTAATCAATGCTTGGCCAACAACTAGTGGCCCTGTTAAAGGGATTAAGATACCTAACACAGATTATAAGAAACAATTGCCTCAAAAATAATGTTAGACAACTCACAACTCTCCGCTTACCATGAAAAACAAGCTGCTCAAGACAGTCGGATGGCAATCTTGGAAACTAAAGTTGAAGATCTTCAAAAAGGTTTGGAAGATTTTAATAACAAAGATAAAGAAGAACTCAACCAACGATTAAGATCTATTGAGAAACAAGTCTGGGGTGCTGGTGCTGTACTTGCTGCTGTATTAGCTATTGCTGGTATTGTTACTCAGATTGAAGATGAGGATGATTGGGATGATGAAGCAAAAATAGAACACGTGATACAACATATCGCATAATGGATACTTACCTATGGATCCTATTCGTGACGTACCTAACATTACTCTTGGTGGATTTAATATTCCTAACATCGTGGTCAGGCAATCCACCGTTAATATTGGAGGCGTTTGGATAAAGCAACCAAGTATAAGAGATATTAGTAATGTACAGATAGCAGATAGTAGAAATTGGATGGTAGAACCTCCACAGGCAATTCCTCCTGTAGTTCCAGTTACTGTTAATGCTGGTACTCCTATTGTTAATATGCCTGGTTGTGTTAAGGTACACAAGGAAAATGCTAGAGAGAGAAATAAAAATAAACAATACATAAAAGTAC